AGTGCCTGATCGGCATTCCTTCTTACTACCGTTGGATTAAGTTTGTGTTGTGGTGCTGGTGGGTAGGGGCCGTGCGGGTCAATGCACGGCAAGAGAAGATGGCCACCCGAATGGCGTTTTACGTCGATGAGGAAGACCCATTGGATCTTGATGCGGTGAGTGAGCCTGTGGAGGTAGATGGTAAGGTCGTCGAGAGGCGTGTTCGCAGGGTTAGGAGGGCTCCTTTTGCCTCCTGGCTTGTCAACACGATTCGTGGCGAGCATTTGAGCCAATGTCTTAGGACTGAGGCTAATGTGCTGGTGTTTGAACGGCATGCGCGAAGCCTTATGGCCAAGCACGGCGTTCGACCCACCGACGCAGCAGCGGCGTTGCCGTATGCTACGGCGCTGTTCTTCGATCACAGGTCATTTGATCAAATAGAGGCGGTAGCCATAACCAATGCCACCTCTTTTGTGGACTCTAGACGTGCTTTCACGGCGACGTACGTCAGTGTCTCCGGGTCCGCCCCCCTTGGGGGGACCACCTAGGGTGGCCCAGTTAAGCTCCACGGGTTCGATTCAGCTCCATCAAAGGCTCCAGAGCCTGTTGATGCGGTAGTCGGGCCTCGGATGGTTGGGGCTAAATATTGGGTAGCCAAGAGGGACCACAGAACTATATCTCAGGTGGGGAGGCTTGCGCCCCACTCGAGGATGTCGGTCCACAACTCGTCGATGGTTAATCTCGAGCGGGCTCTTAAAGAGAGGGTGTATTTCGTAAAAGGTGCGAATGGTGAGTTTGTACCGCCACCCCGTCCTCTCAGTGGTGCCTTTGATGATTGCCTGGCCATTTTTGACCAGGTCTCCAGCAACTGTGCTAGATTCCCTTCCCTGACTTTGGATGAATTTCCAGAACGTTACAGGGACGCGAAGAAGCGCAGCATGTATAGGGGAGCTGTTGAGTCTTTGCACTCAACACCTATCAGTTTAAAGGATGCAAACATTACTGGTTTCGTGAAGGCTGATAAGCTCAACTTCGCGATTAAGGAGGACCCCGTTCCTAGGCTCATATCGTCCTATGGGCCTAGGTACGTCGTCGCGTTAGGTAGGCACTATGCGCATCGGGAGCATAGTATCATAAGGGCATTGGACAAGACGTGGGGTAATAGGGTTGTATGTAAGGGGCTGAATTCGGCCCGGAGAGGGAGGTTGATCTCTGACAAATGGAACAGGTTTAAGAGTCCGTGCGCAGTGATGGCCGACGCGAGTCGGTTCGATCAGCATGTTAGCATGGAGGCGCTCAAGCTAGAATTTGCGTTCTACTTGAGGCTTGCCACCTGTCCAGCTGAAAGGAAGGAAATGGAGTACCTCTTTAATATGCAGCTTATAGGTGATGGTGTAGGTCGTGCTGAGAACGGTTCTGTTCGGTTCAGTACACACGGAGGCAGGAAGTCTGGTGTCCCCAATACTGGTGGCGGCAACACCTTGCTGATGTGTGTGATGTTTCTCGCTTATGTTCGGTATCTTGGCATTGACTGCGAGTTTGTTAATGACGGTGATGATTGTGTTCTGATTTTTGAAC